AGAAGGAAGAATTGTAACAGTTGGGGCAAGGAAAGTTGTTTTAAGGGATACCAAAAAAGAAAGGGACAAAAAGGCTGCCCTTGATTATATGGAGACCCCAACAAAAAAGGTATCTGTTTTACCCTATGATTTACCCTTTGTAGATATAAGATTTGTTCCAGTCCCAAGAGAGTTCTTCGGGATTGGGATACCAGAGATATTATCAGACGATCAGGACTACATTGATTTAATAAGAAGCCAGAGATTAGATAACTTAGAGATATTGCTTAATGCAGTATGGAAGTTGAGGATTGGAAGTGACACAGACCCAGATAGCATATATTCGGCTCCTGGGCAGATTATTCCCGTATCAAACATGGATGACCTCGAACCTATTGACTTTAGACAGTTGTTAAGCGGGGCGAAGATGCTGTGGGAGAGTATGAATACGGACGAGGACAAACTCCGCAACGTAGAGAGACAGCCACAGGAATCGTTAGACTGCAAGAAGCCAGTAACGTCAGACCAGACTTAGTTAATAAGTTAATTGAGTTTTGTGGTGTAAGACCTATTGGCATTAAACTTATTCAGATTATAAGACAATTTATGCCAGAAGATTATTTTGCAAGGATAATTGGCGATAAGTACGAACCTGGATTTTATGATTATGAGATTGATGATATTCTGGCTGCATTGGATGTTAAACCACAGGGTGCTTCAATCACGGCAGATAAAGATGTAAGACAGCAACAGGTTCAGGAAGCACAGAATTTATTGATGGCGGTTAATCCACAGGAAGCACAGATGAATAACCCGCCTTATCGAGTTAATAAGATGGCAGTAATAAAGATGGGGTTGGAGCAGGCGGAGATCAAAAATATTGATGAGTTGATTATGGAAGCAGAACCACCCCCACCTCCTCAACAGCCACAGGGTCAACCACCACAAGGACAGCAGACAGCACCAGAGGGGGCAGCAGCACCAGGTGGTGTTCCCAAGATGGCACAACAACAAGGACTTGGATTTTGAGTAAAGCAGTATTTATTATTCATGACAACTATCAGGAAGATAATCATTTTCCAGTAGGGATTGGTTATCTTGCAGCCGTCCTAGAAAAAGAAGGGGTAGATGTTAATATAATCAATCAGGACATTTATCACTATTCTAATAAAAAGGTAGCTGAGATGTCCAAGTCCCTGCAACCAGATATTATCGGACTTGGTTTCTTGGCTGCCCGATTCAAAGAAACAGTATTACCATTGTGTAAAGAGATTAATAAGGTTAAGGGTGATAGCTGGTTGGTATTAGGCGGGCATGGTGCTAGTGGGTGTCCTGAGTATATGCTAGAACAGACGGGTTGTGATGAGGTGTTTATTGGAGAGTCTGAGAGGATGGATTTTGCTGAAGGTGATAAGTATCCTATAAAGGGCTGGGGTTATGTTAAAGACCTAGATACTATCCCATTTCCTGCATGGCACTTATTCCCGATTGATAAATATGCAGATGCTATTAGGATGCCAGGTTGGCAGAAAGGCGATAAAACACTTGGTATATTAACTTCAAGGGGATGTGTTGGTAAATGTAATTTCTGTTACAGGATGCACGAAGGATTAAGGGTAAGAAGCATAGACAGTGTTATAGAAGAAATGACAGAGTTGTTTAGAACTTATGGTATTAATTACTTTTTTATGCAGGATGAATTATTCGTATCTTCTAAAAAGAGAATGTTTGAATTTCACGAAGGATTAAAAAATGCAGGACTTATTGGTAGGATTAAGTTTGCTTGCGATAGTCGTGTTAATATTGTGGATGATGACTTACTTGAATGCTTGCGTGATAGTGGCTGCAAGTATCTTGATTATGGTTTTGAGTCTATGGACGATGAAGTCTTAAAGACAATGAGAAAAGGGCAGACAGCAAAACAGAATATCAAGGCAGCATCACTTACCCGTGAAGCTGGTATCCCCTTTAATATGAACTTTCTATGGGGGAATATTGGTGATACTCCACAATCATTGCAGGCAAACATAGAGTTTATCAAAGAATATAACACCTATGATGTGATTCGCACTATCAGACCACCCACACCTTATCCTGGTTGTGAGTTATTTGATATAGCGGTTCAGAATGGGTTATTAAAAGATGCAGCAGACTTCTTCGATAAGTTTACTAACTCTGATAAACTTACCGTTAATTTCACTGATATGCCAGATGATGAGTTTTATGCTTATTTGTTACAGGCAAATTCAGAGTTGATACTTGACCATTACCAACATCAGGCAAGTGATTTATCAACACAATTTGGCAATCTCTATTTTAAAGATGAACAATTCAGGGGGGCAAGGCATTATGACGTGCAAGCCATGTCCTAAAGTAAAGACAAGGGCAAACGATATATATAAGGGTTATGCCGAAACGGGCAGGATTGGTAATCAAAGGGCTAATACTAATCATGCACAAAGGCAGGCACAATTAATAGCATTAAGAGAGGAGCAGGCAACTGGTTATGCCAGTAGAATTAATCTAACATATAGATAGACCAAGAAGAAAAGGAAGGAAAAGCCCTCTTTTCTCATAAGCTCGCTGGCGTGTCACGGCGTTGGGCGAGCTTTCTTTTTGGTCTGATGAAAGGATTTATGCCACTTAAAAAAGACGGGGCAACAATAAGGCATCTGGCAGCAAAGGAAAACAATCTGATAATCAAGCAACAGATGCAGGGAAGGTTAAGGGGAGAAGAAGAAACTATTAAAACTGGCAAGGCAATAGAGGCAATGTCGAAGTGTACTGGTTGGATTATGGTTCTTGAATGGATTAATAAGACATGGGATTTCAACCAGATGTTTGCATCATATACAGCAGAAAATAATAAAGATGGGTTTGACGTGAAGATGAAGGAGTTAAGCGGTATTAACAAACTAAAAGACCATATTGATATGAAAATAGCAAACGGTGTAGCAGCACAGAAAAGAGTAGATGAATACAACAAACAACCAAAAGACCAGTAGCCCCCAGATGGTCTGGATAAGGAGAACGTCATGACAGAAAACATACCAACAGAAGGACAACCCGCAGAAGCTCCCCCAGCAGGGCAAGAGCAGGAAGCGATCCCTTCTCCTGAAGCACAGGAAACCAGCGTTAATGCTGATAACTTCCTTGAAAAGTCTGGCTTTAAATCATACGAAGAAGTGGCAAAATCGTTGAAAGAAGGTCAGCAAAAGATAACACAGCAGGGGCAAGAGATGTCGGAGTTGAAACAGGCGTTACAAACCGAATCAGGACAACGTGCTCAATTAGCTCAAACCCTCCAACAGCAAGTTGATAAAGGGACAGACTTCTTTGATAACCCCGAAATGAAGTCACGGCAGTTGGCAAGAGATGAAATGGGAAAGATGAAACGGGACGATGATATTGCGGAATTGCGAGCAGAAAACCCAGAGTTGTGGGATATGACTGCTCCCTATACCCAACAAGTGCTACGGCAGAACCAGTATCTTAATACTGGAACGAAAGCCAGTTTGAAAAAAGCATTTGTGATGGGGCAGGAGCAGATGAAGGAAGCCGCAAAGAAACAATATAATATTATGAACACCCTGATTGGAGATGAAATGCCTGCTGCTGATGGGAGCAAACCACCAGCCCAAAAGACGGAGGAGCAAATCAGAAAGGAATTGCTTGCCGAACAGCAAAAGAATAAAGATGCTTATATTCCCAATACGGGAAGTGCAGTACCGATGGCAGATGATAAGCAGAAAAAGTATGATAAAGCTATGGCTGATGGGGATATAGATGCGCTTCTGGAATTGAAACTTAACCCGTAATGAAAGGATAAGATAATGACTTTAACATCAGCTGGTTTTATGGCTGCAGAAGGATTGTATGGTGCCACTGGTCAGATGGACAAGCTAGACGTCTCAGACGTTTTGGCGGCTATTCTTTTAAAGGATACCGCCACGCTTGGACAGATTGCTATGGGCGCACCAGTAAGTAACATAGAACACTTTTATTTTGAAGATGTTCTTCACCCAGCGTTTATATCTGGGACATTAAGCGTAGGGCATGGAAGTTGCGATTGCGCTGTGCTTTATCAAGATTCGCATAGCACAACAGCAGAGCTTAGTCTTGTGATAAAAACTGGGTCACTTCTGCGAGATGAGAAATTTGGCTATACATGGAGAGTCCCAGATATGACGCTAAGCAGCACGATTTCCCTGGCATGGTATGGAGTAAATTCAACTCTTTCCACTTCGATGGGAACTGGAACAGCAACGCTTGGTAATGCAGGTCTTTCTGTAACAGGTTGTAAATACTTTATAGTTGGGAATCCGAAGGGAGATACGGCAACTTATTCTGATGATATTTCTCAGGCAAGAACGAGAAGGAAGAATTATACTCAGGTGTTTGAGAGAGGTATTCAGATAACGGAAACGAGGGAACATATTGACCTCTATGCGATTAAAGATGAGAAAAAGCATCAGATTAAGCTGAGAACGCTTGAGATGAAGCGGGAGTTGAACATGGCTGCCCTGATGGGTATTCCATACGCTGCTGCTAATGCTGGTACTCCAGACATTGCGACTAGGACAATGTCAGGCATATTGTCAAATATCAAACACCCTCTGTTGACGGTTGCTGGTGCAAACACTGATACCATAACAGATGCTAGTTGGGGTACTCTCACCCTTGGGAGAATCAACGATCTTTGTGAAAAGATTTATAACCAGGGGGGGCTTGGTGATGGCAGTAATCCTGTTATCATCACGGGCCCGAAACAGGCAAGGGTAATTGCCTTGCTTGAGGAACAGCGAGTTAGGAAGGGTTCTGGAGAACTGGTAATCGGCACTTATGCAGATAAGGTAAAGACCGATTTGGGCTTTGAGCTGCCTGTAGTTGTAGATAGGTTTTGCCCGAGTAGTATTCTCCTTATTTTGGACAAAAATGCGGTACACCTATGTTCTTTAAAGGGTGATGCTTGGCATTTGGAGAAGATGGCAAAAACTGGTAGAAACCAGGGGTATCAGCTCTCTGGTCAATATACCATTGAGCTTCGTAACCCTGATAAGTTACATGGTTATCTTGAAAAACTCAGTTTCTAGGTAATTAATCTATGAGCATTGTTGACGAAATTAGCGAACGGATACGGAAAGATGGCGGGGGGTACACGGCAGTACGCCCCAAAATAAGAGAGGCATTGGAGAAGTTGTCGAAGAACTCTATTGCTCATGGAGAAAAAACCTGGGCTGATACTATCAAGAGGAATATGCCTGATATTGAGAAGCATAACAACTTTCATGAACTGGTGGGTACTGGCAGTGATAAAGTATGTATCATTGTTGGTGCATCACCAGCTTTGAAAAAGAATGTTAAGTATCTCAAAGACATAGAAGGTGAGTACCGAGATAACTTCATCTTAATCGCAGTAAATAGTGTTGCAGAGTTTCTCATGCAAAATGATGTAAAACCTGACATCATTATTTCTGTTGATTGCGATGAAGAAGTTTGGACAAGGGATTTATCAAAGGTGAACGGAGAGGGTATTAATCTTCTCTGTTCTACCTTTTCCCATCGTAGTACTATTGAAAACTGGAAAGGCAACCTTGTTTTTATCCCTATGGGATGCCCAGATGAAAGCGTACAGAAAGAGGTATGCAGAGTATGTGGAATGTCTCGGCCAATTCCAGGATGTGGGAATTCTTTTAATGAGGCTGTTTTTATAGCAACCGAGGTACTACAATGCAGAACGTTTATTCTCGTTGGGAATGAATTGTCCTGGCAGAAAGATGGGAAATATTATGTTGATGGCAAACATAGTAATGACGAGGTAAACGATGATATTCGGAGAGTCCCATGGATAGATGTTTTTGGAAAAGAGGTTATAACAACAACAGGCCATTGGATTTTTAAAGTATGGCTTGAGGATTTAATTTCAAGGTTCCCTGGCACGTTTATTAATGCAACTGAAGGAGGAATACTTGGAGTAAGCCGAGAAGATGGGCTATTGCCATTCGTTAAACAGTATTATTTGAAAAGTGCGATTGCTCATTGTAAGGCTGCAATGGAAGCGGGCAAGGACTGGCAACAAGCGGAAATTGCAAAGTATAGTCTTGCATGGGAAGAAGGATATGACCACGCAGGAACATTTCCCACAAAATATATTGAGGATTTAAAAATTAAGACAATCCTTGAAGTTGGATGTGGAAATGGTAGTGGGGTAAAGGAACTTGTAGAGGATGGGTATGATGCTTATGGATGTGACATAGTAGATAGTGTAGTAGAGAAGTGGGATGGTGTTGCTGACAGATGCACAATGGCATTTGCTCATAATATCCCATGTGAAGATAAGGCATTTGATTTGGTAGCGACTGACATACTGGAACACATACCACTGGACAAGATTAGTGATTCGATAGCTGAGATGAAAAGAGTTTCAAAGTACCAGCATTTTCATGTTGATTGTATGCCAGCCGACTGGAAAATCAGACGTTGTCTTGAACCCCATTTAACAATCAGACCGCCACAATGGTGGAGAAAAGAATTGCGCAGACGTGGGTTGAAGATACTTAAAACCCCAACTCGCAAAACATTTATCACAACTAGTAAGGAGAATTAAATGACTGATTTTAGCAAGCAATGCCCGATATTTAAGACGGGCGTAAAGGGAGAATATATTGCGCCCTTTCAGTTATCCTGTACCAACACTGCTACCGCAGCGATGTCGTGGACACCACAAAGAGAAGTTATTGTTGAACAGATACTTCTTCATTCCAACGCCTCTGATGGTTTGTCAGTTGCAATCTCAACTACGATTAGATTCTTTACTACTGCATCAACTTGCATAGGAAGTATCTCAAACGTAGCGGCAGCACTTGCGGGAGAAGAAGGGACTTACATTAATTCAGCTTCTCTAATATCAACGTCATTGGGAAGCACAGATACACTTACCGCATGGATTATTGAGGCGGCTGGTGCTTGTAAGCCAAACGGGAACTTTCTAGTAGTTCGCTATCGAGAAAGATAAGAGGAGAATTAAATGACTGCTTTTAGTGATCAATGCCCGATATTTTATAAGGGCAAAAGGGGAGAATTTGTAGCACCAATACAGTTATCTTCGACAGTTACAACCGAGCCGATAATGTCGTGGACTCCGTCAAGGCCAGTTATTGTAGAGCAGGTGCTTCTTCATGCCAATAATTCTGATGGTTTGTCAAGTTCGATCTCAACTACAATCCAATTCTACACCACTGCCTCAACTATTATTGGTAGCCTTGCCGCTGGAACGCTGGAAATGAGTGATAATGCGGGAACGTTTATTAACTCAGCTTCCTTAATATCAACATCGCTTGGGAGTACAGACACCCTTACTGCCTATCTTCTTAATGAAGGTGGCGAGTGTAAACCAAATGCGAACTACCTCGTAGTCCGTTACCGAGAAAGATAGGGGGGATAAATGAATGAATTATCTAACCCTTCAGGGACGGGTAGAGGATGAGTTATTAAGAACAGACTTATCTGTCAATATCGGTACGTGGATTAATGAAGCAAGGTCAGAGATAGCAGATGGTACGCTTCCTGTTTTAGCAACTGATTCACAGGGCATACACAGGTTTGAATGGACATTAACTGCCCGTTCAAGCGTGGGTACAAGTATAGCTGTTAATGCATGGCCTTCTGACTTCATAGAAGAAAAGAGTTTGTTCTTCCGTGCTGATGAAAAACCACTCCCACCCCTCACAACAGATGAATATTACGAGCTTGCGTATCAGGAGATATATAGTCTTACTGGTACTGGTGACCCGAAGCACTATGTAAAAGAAGGTGCTAACTACAGGCTCGTTCCCACCCCCGATGGTGCCAAACTACTCTACCTTGATTATTACGCTTATCCTGTTGATTTAACGGCTGCTGCAGATGAGGAAGAAATCGATACTCAAGTCCCGTCTTTAATCATTGCAACAGCTTGTTTGAAAGGTGCTCGCTATCTAAGGGATAAGCCTATGGTTGAGGGGTATAAAGAGCAGGTGGTTGAGTATTATATGGCTGCTAAGAACAAGGACAGGATGCAGAAATTCAGGGGCAGGGATTTAAGGATGAAATCCTATTCTGACAGGCATACCTCGTTACATAAAGGAAGGAGGAATATTTACTGATGGCATTACCGTTTCCTTCTTCTCCTAACATAGATGAGAATGTTGGTGATAGTATTGACAGAATTGAGCAGAACCTTGAATATTTGGATGGCACTATTACTAACCCGTTTAAGTTTTCCGTAAAGAGTGCATCATTTAATTCGGCAGGTACTATTGATGTCAATGGTGTAGGATTTTTGCCAAAAGCTGTTTTTGTAATTGCTGATACAAACTTTGGTAGTGGGGGAACATTATCGTGGGGGGTTATTGGTGATGACCTAGTAGAAATGTGTATGTATCAGAAATATGTTGGTACTCCTTATGTTAGTAACGCAGCTTTTTTTTACATAGAGCAGACTACGGGGAATGGATATGAGGGGACTATAACTTCATTTCATGCAGACGGGATTATTATTGAAGTTGCAGAGTTCGGAACGCCTGAATCGATTTATATAGCCGATTTGTATTTCTTATTTATTGGATAAAATATGACATTACCATACCCAACCACACCGAGCATATATGAAGATATAAAATATAGCCTAACAGGGATGATGGCAAATCTGAATTATCTTAAAAATCTTGCTGAAGGAGAATTTAAGGTAATTTATACGACAAAAAATATGACAACTGATGGGGCTGAATCTATTACAGGCGTAGGGTTTTTGCCAAAAGCAGCCATAATTATGGCGTTGGAAAGCACTTTAAAAAGCTACTCTCATGGGCTTATTGACCCAGATGGAACAGACTACAGTATTTATAAAGATTATGATGATAATTATGCTAGAAGTAACAATGCAATACAACTTTTACAGGCTTCGGGGAAAGGGCAAGAAGCAACATATAATGTATGGGAGAGTGATGGTGTTTCGCTTACATGGGCTAAGACAGGGGCACCAACGGGAACTGCAACCTTATTGTGTGTGTTTATAAAATGACATTACCATATCCAGACAAACCAGCTATTACAGATACATTTGCAACAATAATTAGTAACATCCTTGATAATTCAACAGACTTGGATTCTGGGGGGTTATTGAAGGTTGTTTCGTGGGACTATAATGTATCTGTTGCTGGAGCTAACCCTGTTACTGGTGTTGGGTTTACTCCAACAACTGTGATTATTTTTGCTTGTGAAACTGTATCAGATGCCGCATCGTGGGGGTTTCAATACGGCACTACTGCATATGAGAGTGATGTTGGATATGATGGGGATACAGATGCATCAAGTTCTGGTATTACTTTTCTTTCTATTGCTGCTGATAAATATACCTATGCGACTATTTCTTCTTACGATGCAGATGGGTTTACATTGACTTGGACAAAAACGGGGCTACCTACGGGAACAGCAAATTGCATAGCACTTTGCATTGGATGAGACATTCATGGCAATGGCCAAAGAAATCAATAATGATAAGATGGGAAACAATTAAACAAATTTACAATTTTATAAGGAGGATTTATGGGAAAATTAAATCTAATTAAACTGATAATTTCTTTAATACCATGTGCGATAATGGCGTTCAAGATGGTGGGAGATGCTAAAGAAGATGATGGTGAGGTAAGCTGGGATGAAATTCTTGTGATAGTTGAAGCGGTATTTAAGAAAGTTGCAGAGAAGATGGGATGGGATATTGACTAAACACATTCTGATAACAGCAGAAGATGCGACAAGGATTGATATTAGACCGTTGGAGAATGGTGTAAGGTATCTGGTGCTTGACAGACCAAAGGCAATGATAATTCTAAATGCATTGTCTTTAGTAAGTGAAGGAACAGAATTTGAGATAGATGTATACAGAGGCATGGCAGATGAAATGAATGATTTTATCGAAAGGAGTTGGGCGTGAAAAGACTAATACTTATTGTAGCAACCATCCTACTGTTTTCCTCAATGGTATTTGCCTTGCCAGGAACTAAATCATGGAAAGCAATTTGGGATGCAAATACAGAAAGTGACTTAGCGGGATATCATTTATATTGGAGGGCAGACAGTGAGGAATTTACCGACTCAAGACGTTTGGATTGTGGGATTTATCCTGAATGTTCTCTTAGTGATTCTCTTAACGATAGTTACATTGCTGTAACAGCCTATGATGATTCAGGGAATGAGAGCGATTTTAGTGGTGAAGTTTTTTTTTCACAGGATTCTTCGGCTCCTGCCGCTGTAGGTGGGTTGCAGATAGTGGAAGAATGAGGATTGAATATGGGGAGTAAATAACTTATGGATTGGAAAGAATGGATTGCATGGGTTTTTTGTTTATTGTTTTTGGTGTTCCTTTTCTGGGCAGGGAATGGATTTGCCGCTACTTACTGAGGAGGTTTTAAAATGAAAGTAGAAAAACTATACATGAAATGGTTTCCGGTAATTGTTGTATTGCTAATGTTGGTAGGAATACCATTTATTCTCAGCAACATATATGCAGCGTGGGAGGTTGGAAGTGAATCGCCATACCCAGCAACAATGCCAAGTGCTGCTACTACTGGGCTAGACGTTGATCCCTCTACTATAGCAACAGCTCACAGTCACGATAGGCAATCGCGAATACTTAATGCCATAGCAGCTAAGGTTGGTACTGGAGCAAGCACCCCAACTGATGATACGGTTCTTACTGGCACTGGTACCGGTGGTACAGCCTATGGAAAAGTAGAAGATGAAATGTTAGCAAATGAAGATTTTGGTGATTTTAAGTGTGACGGCACGGAAGATGGGTGCACGGTAGAAGATGTGAATTGTTCTGGTTGTGTTCATACGGGAGATATAGATAGTGGTGTTACTGCAGATGCAGAGTGGGATACTATTGAAGAAATAGAAACAGCTACAAGTGAAGATATTATTATTGAAGGAGAGGCAATTGGAGATACTACACCGGCAACAGGTACATTTACAGCATTAATTTGTGATTCTGTGACCGCCAATCCTAATACGAATCCGCAAATAACACTTACTGATGCAGATGGTGCCGATACCAATGAGCCTCATGCAAAAATATTGGGGAATTTAACCAGTACACCTAGCACAGATGAAGATATGAATTTAAATGTTCAAGTTAAAATAGCCGGAACCCTTACAACTGTTATAGATATAGATGCAGATGATGATATAACAATTGGCTCTTCCGGCATGCATTTATTGGCCACAGTAAAGACAGTGGCCTATTCCACAACTCAAACATTAAGTGTTGCCGAGTGTAAGGGTGGAGTTATATATGCAGGTGGGGCAACAAGTTACACCATAACTCTACCGCCTGTTTTTGAAGGAGCCTACGTTACTATCATGGATACTGCTGATGCTGGAACTATAGTTATTGCTGCTGATGGTGCTGATGAAATAGAAATAGATAGTGGAGGTTCTACTGGAACATCGGGAGAACTTGAAGGGGCAAAGGGTAATTTAGTAACCTTCATATATGGAGCTGCTAACGATTGGTATGTAATTGGTCATAAAGGATTTTTTGTGACGTTTTAAGGAGGTTTAATGAAACAGTTAATAGTCTTTCTACTTTGTTTATTTCTTGGGTTCTCCTATTGTATGGCTACTCTTATAGGCAGAACGGGTTCGCCTGGTGAGGGGAATACGAGTGGTGGAGCAACTACAACCACAACATCTACAAAAGAAATATGCAGTGGTACTTGTTTGTTTGAATGTGGTTGGGAAGAAGGAACTACAACTGGTTGTGGGGCTGATGATTTTGATTCAGCAGTTGGAGATGGCTTAACGGCTGAATCGGTAGCAACTATTGAGGGTTCTTATGTTTTGCAGTCTACTGGTGGAGGTGCTGATTATGTATTAGATGATGATGGTGGCGGTGATTATGATGAAGGTGATATGTATGCAAGAATATGCTTTAGGTGGACAGCTGAAACTCTGTCTGATGGGCAGAATATACCATTTCTAACATTCAGATCATCTGTTTCTTTGGCACAGGTAAGGTTGATAGATAATTCTGGAACTATAAATATACAGGGTAGAGGATGGGATGGCGATAGTTCTGAAAATTTTGGGTCTTATACGGTAACGCAAAATACATGGTATCAGGTAGAATTGAAATATGACAACGACACAGAAATAGGATTTAAGGTTTATAATCAAGCAGGAACACAAGTATATCCTGGATCTGGTTGGGAAACATTGGCTACAGTAACAAGTAGCCTAGTTGATAGCATAAGAGTTGGTAATGCTGATAGTTATGAAGCAACTATGCAATATGATGTTTTGGGGGTAAAAACAAGTGAAGTTGGCGCATACTAAATTTTATTTAATAATAATATTGTTGTTTGCAACTAACTCTCATGCAGGGGTAGACTGTGATAGTGAGTCAGCAGAAGTAAAAGCTGCTGCCATTGCTTGTGATGATTTTGAGTCTAATTTTTTACTTGATGATTGGGGGGATAGAGATTCATTATGCAGAGAATGTTCACCTCCACCTGGTGAATTGCGCAACAAATGTAACCCAACGCAAACAGAGATTGACCCAGATGCGGATTGTGAGGGAATTTCCACTCGGGGAAAATACAATGGCGATTATTCTCTCAGGCTTATGATTGAAGAAGATGAAGTGGATTGTGGCTATCCTCGGTTTAATTTTTCTGACCAAAGTGCATCAGAGTGGACTCATCTCAGGTGGTATATGTGGTATAACCATATTGACCATATGAATCCAGCGGCAGGCAGCGGTCAGTGTAAAGGGCCAACCTTAAAGGGGTCCTATGATGGTGGGACTGTTTCCGTATCATTTCAAATCCACGGTTATTATGATACGCAGTATCGTATTGATGGTAAATCTCATTTCGGTTTCCATTGGTATAATCCTGAAGAATGGTACACTATTTGTAATGAAGGAACCGAGGTATATCCCATTGACCAAGTTGGAGAATGGCACTGCTATGAATTTGCCCTGCAACCTTCTACGGGGAGTCTTAAATATTGGTTTGATGGTACTCTCCTAATGGACTATACCGGCTTGGGTTATCCTGGCGGAGAGAGTGCGGTTGTTAACTATGCATGGATTCTTGCTTATTCCGCTGGAGCTGCACCAGGGATGCCATCCGATAGGATAGTTTATACAGATAACATTGTAATTAGTAACAGTTATATTGGGACTTTTGAGGGAACGACATCATCCTCAACTTCGAGTTCATCAACATCAACATCGACAACATCCATCCCTGATGTTTCCTCTTTGGGTAAAGGATTAAGTATTCCTGGTGGGGTAACAATTCAATGAAACGATTATTAATACTACTTGTACTGCTACTTACAATCTTTATAGGTTCTATATATGCTCAATGGGACATCCAGAAGTGGGATGTAAGTGATTGGGATCAGGCAGGTGTATATTATGTTACTTTGGGAAGTGGAGGAGGAGTATATAGCTTCAAAATTATAGATGGGGAAAATATATCAGTAAGTCATAGTGGGTGGACAATAAATAATATCACGTTATATGATGGGGGTTTTGATATATATGCTTCAGTAACCTTAAATAATTGCATTGGTTTTGATGAAACAAATAATGTGCTTGATATAGCAAATGGGGTTACTGTTACAATAAATAACAGTCTTTTCAGTAGCAGCGAAGCTCAAGCAGAAGCTAAAGGAGGAACGGTAACGGAGACAAGTACATTTTGGAGTTCAGACCCCCTCTTTCTTGATGCAAGTAATGGGGATTTTCACACACTATCATCGTCACCATGTAGGAACACTGGAACGAGGATATGGGATTTTAACTATGATAAAGATGGGAACAGGATAAAGGGAACAAAGCCTGACATTGGGGCTTATGAGTCGCAGAAAGAGAATCATTACGAACAAATACTAAACTTATATTAGGAGGAAGAAATGAAAAAGTTGCTTTATGTATTAGCCCTGATTTTAATCTTTGCAATCCCTTGTTATGGTGACGATGCGACCATATACGAGAGGTCTATTACTATTGTTGATGTTGGGACGGATGCCCCTTCATCAAAACTTATAGATGTAGATATGGGGGCAAAGGCAGGTGTTATTGTTGGGCTTGAAATAGATACCGAGACAAGTGATGATTGGCAGGTGTATATCTTTGATATATGGTATAGCACTGCCGTTGATAATGCAACCACCTTTGTTTCCGCTGGCTGGTGGCATGACCAGACAACCACTTGTGTTGAGAATGAAACTGTAAAGATATGGGACTATGATAGTTCTGTAACAAGTATGAGAGATGACGATACAATCTGGTTCACAAACGACGATGTTACTCAAACGAACAATATATACATTGGTGTTTATAATGATGACCCATCATACACGGCAGACTTTGCAATAGATTTAAAGTGGCAAACAAGGAAACATCGCAGACAGGCAGACATCACAGAATAAGGAGATTAGCATGGCAAATGACACAAATGCAAACCCTATGCTGTTAGATACAGCAGCAACAATTACTACCTCACCAGTTATGATTAAAGAAATGCGCTGGCGTGGGATAACAGCTGGAGCAGATGATTTAGTAGTATCTGAAACTCCTGGCAATGCAGTAGCAACGAAGAAAGGCAGTGATGCGGGTGCTGGAGACAGTGTTCTGATTTGGGACCAGCCTAAACCAATGGTAGGTTTTGTTTTAACTACCATTGATTCTGGCGTACTTGAAGTATGGGTTGGATAAATGCCGAATGGTTATAACAAAGTTAACCCCAGAGATTATGTTTCTCGTGGGGGTTCTGAAACCATTGGTGGGTTAAAGAAGTTTAATACATTTCCACTAACCCCCGAAGAAGATCCCACCGATGATTATCAGGTGGTGAACAGGCAATACGTTAATGGCTCGGCTCATTATTATTGTAGCCCTGGTTCTACCGATATTACCGCAAATGGTACTTGGAGAATCAGAAATGATGGGACAGACCTTCTGAGAGAGAGAAGGGAAGGGGGGGTGTGGGTTGCGAAAGCTAAGACTACTCCTTAGTTTTATTCTGATGTCTGCTACCCCGGCAATCGCTGGTGAATATATCTTCGGTGATTTGAAAGTAACAGATAATGCCACTATATCAGGAAGGATGGATGTGGCTGAGAGCGTGAGTGTTACAGATAGTGTAGATACCCCCATTGTATTTAATAGTACGGACGACTTAAAAATTCAACCCAATGTAGGAATCGGAGACCACGTAACCATGTTTGAGGATACAGTTGTTGCTGGTGGTGAACAGGGAAACGCCTTAAGGATCTATCGAAATGCTGATAGGATATTTTTCTATATTAACAGTACGCCAACAGCCATGTTTCAGTCCACGCTAAATATGTCATTTATGGCAGCTGCGGGGAAATATATATATCTTAAATCAGGGGATAGCATTTACAATAATCTAGGTGATAATGCTGGTGTTGATGATTGGGTATTACGAGATTCTGGTAGTGCTATATTGGCAAACATAGATAGTAATGGGAATATGGATTTGGTTGGCGATATGACTGTAGGCCAAAGTTTGAGTGTGAGCGGAGCAATATCATCCGCAACCCTCGCAATAACAACTGCCAATGATGGGGATAGTATAGACGTTTCAGGAGTAAATACTCTCTTTGTTGATGGAACAGGTGGGGATATAACGATAAGTGGATTTGTTAATGGAGTTAATGGACAATATCTTGCCGTAGTGAGAATAAATACCACCAATGATATGCTAGTAGAGCATGATAATAGTGCTCAACAAGATATAATGTTGCATGTAGGAGCAAATGTAACTATTACAGATTTTGGTGGATTCTACTTAGTTTGTAATGGAACTGATTGGTTTGATGTAAGTCACGCAAAGCATGTTCCTTAATTTCCAATAGGGGAAGTAGATGGCAGAAAAGCGAGAGGTTGATAAGGCAATAGTTATCACAGGCATTCTTTGTATTACATTACTTGAAATAGTGGCAATCGTCATGGGATTTAACGGTAAACTATTAGCTGGCTCAATAGGTATTCTTGCTTTGGCAATCGGTGTGGGAATACCAGGGGATACAATATCAAAAGTTCTTAGACATATTAGGATAGTAAAATAAATGCCAGAAGAATTTGAAATAGCAAATTTCAGTCATGGGTATGATGATAGTGTAGTTGAGGAAGAATCCCCATCTAACAGCACACAGAAATGTAAGAACGTAGATTACACCAGAGAAGTTGGGGCGGTTACCAAAGACTTCGGTGAAAAGGTAATGTCCTCTATTGGCATAGACTACCCCCTTGATGGTGCTGTTCAGGCAATCTATGAGGGGTCTTTATGGGCTAGTGGTAGCGGGGAGTGGATTAATAAGAGATTGGTTGTGGCTGGTGGCACAGCATATCAATACTGCCCTGGTGGTTATTTTGTACCCCTTGGTAGTGGTGGTGAGTTTTTAACTGGTGCAACCGATTATGTAGACGTAACTCATTACCTGACTTATTTTGTGATAACAGACGGCACTAATGCGATCTATACATGGGATGGATTTAATGCTACCCTAACTGCCCTTGCTGGTGCTAGTGGAAATTATCTCTCAAAGCATGTAGAGATATTCAAAGACAGAATAATCCTTGGTAACACTACGGAAGGTGGCAGTAAATTAGAAAGCAGAATCAGGTGGTCAAACCAGGGGGTTGGTACAACGTGGACAGCAACAGACAGTCTTGACGTAAGAGATAAAACTGGTGATGAGATTGTAAGAATTAAGGGGTTATATGAAAACCTGATAGTGTTTAAGAAGAATACTATTCATGTAATAGCATGGACGGGAGGGGCACTTCCATTCAGCAGAACCACTCTTGATAGTCAGTCAATGAACAATGCTGGCAGAACAGTAGCACAAGTGATGGGGTATCTATGGTTTGTGAATGAAGAAGGTATACAAATGACGAATGGTACAAGCGAACCAGAACCAGCCCCAGCCGATAGCAAGGTATCTAAACTATTAAACAGTCTGTATCTTAACAGTATCGGAAGATGCCATGCTGTATCAAATGATGCAAGGCAGGAATATATATTAACTGTTCCCATTGAAGGAAGCGAGACCTGCAATTATGTTATAGTCTATAACTGGAAGTATGATAAATGGAGAATAGAGGAAAGGGATACTAATTGTATCGGGTTCTACACAGATGCAGAGGGTGGAACGTGGGCATCTATTAGTGAATACTATGGCTATGAGATTCAGGGTATTGACTGGTCAGATTCTTTGCTTTATCCTGGGAGCAGGGATTTAGTTTATGGTGATGAAGATGGATATTGTAAGCAGAAATCTATTAGCTATAACAATGACGGTGATGCCTATGATTCTTATCACGAAACCCCATGGCTGGATTTTGGCAGACCAGGGGAATATAAAGAGGTAGTTCAGATTCAGCCAACATGGAAAGGGATAGCTGGTGATATAGCTCAGATTTCATATAAGAAAGACTATGATGCTGACTGGACTGATTGCACAACCGATGATTTTGCTGTTACTGGTGCGAGTTTATTAACGCTCGTAATGTTGGAAAGAGATGGAAATTCAGGATTGCCAATAACAATGCAGATGAGTATTTCACACTATATAAGATGATAGTTTATTATAACACAAGGGGGAGAAGATAATGGCTTTAGGAACTATAGGTGGGTATGGTTCGGTAGCACTAAAAAGTGGTGGGTCAGACCAGCCAATGCAAGCAACAAGTACAGGTGGGTATAGTGGGAATATGAAAGGTGGTGGTGCGGCTCCCGCAGGTGGTGGTGGTGGTCAGACTGGTGGCACAGGTCTGGTTGGTGGTATCTTAAGTGGTTTAAGCATAGACTATGCGGCAAAAAAACAAGGCTTCGATGCTCAGCGGAAGATGTCCAGAGAAAATGAAAAACTCACCAGAGAACAACGAAAAGGAATGGAAATGAGCAGAGGGCTTAAGAGAACTATGCTACCAGGAGTTGCGGCTGCTGGTGTAGGAGCGTCAACAATGGCAGCAACACAAATGCTCGGCCCTCTTGGTGGCGGAGCAGCAGGACTTTTAGGATTATGGGCATTAATGAAGGGAATTAAGCCTTACATGAAGTCATTTGATTAGGAGAAAGTAAATGGCATTATCTAAAGATACTGGTGGTGTATATACCCCACCTGGGGGTACTCAGAATACAACCACAACAACACCCACTCAACAAGATACAGGTGGTGACGTAGCAACAGACCCAACACAGGGGGATGCTTACGGGCGTAACTGGTGCGCTCAGAAGGGTATGGATTATGACCCTGCTAAAAAGGTTTGTGTGCCAAAGGATGGTTTTACTGGTGGTGGAGGAGCTGGTACTGCACCCGCACAACCTACACCAATACAACCAACGCCACGTGATACAGGGGGAGATACAGTAACACCAATAACCCCAGACAATAGTATATGCCCACCAGGGCAGGTATTTTTGAACGGGAAGTGTCAAACCATAGAAAAAGACTATGGTTCTCCGACAACACAAGGACGTGAGAGGGTTGTACGTAGTGGTGATGTGGCAACAGACCCTGGCGGAAGTTCTAGTGATGAATTAGAGAATAAGAAATGGCGTAACTGGTGTGCTCAGAAGGGCATGGACTACGACCCTTCTATTCCTGATTGTGTTGAAAAGGGGAGTGGGGAAAAGGATGATACTTACTTTCCTGATTGTGTTGAAAAGGGGAGTGGGGAAAAGGATGATACTTACTGGCGTAACTGGTGTGCTCAGAAGGGCATGGACTACGACCCTTCTATTCCTGATTGTGTTGAAAAGGAGGATGGGGAAGATGGAAACCCCCCAGAAGGATGTAATAAAATCCACCCCGATGGTGACTGCTTAAACGCTAAGTGGAGAAAGGTGCTTTATAATGGAGAAACATACTGTTGTCCACCTAGTGATGGTGGTGGGGGTGGGGAAGATGGGTTTGCTGATTGTAATTTTAAACAGTTTGATGGGGATTGTTTACTCCCTGGGTACACAAAGGAATATGACACAAACGGAAACGCTTATTGTTGCCCACCTAGCACCCCGATGGATGTCCCTGGGCAACGACCTGAAATGGATTGGATAGGGGGCTTAGAGCCTGGACAACCTTGGATGCCTTGGAATATGAAAAGTCCTTGGTCACAACCAGGGGTAGAACAAGCACCAGGTAGCGTACAAGTCCCAACTGGCACATATACAGAGGGGCAAGGACAATATGCTGATCATTTCCCAGGGCAGATGGATTTAGCACCACCACCAGGGACACAAGAATACCAAGACTATCTTACGGGATTGCAGGGGCAGGATATTCAAGGGCAGATGCAACCCTGGCAGGATACGATGCAGGGATATTCTCAAGCTATGACAGGGGCAGAAGGATACCAGCAGGACATTTATCAGAACGCATTACAGGAGATGGCAACTACTGGTCAGTACACTCCAGAAACCGAGCAGGCATTAATTAGTGCTGTATCAGGCGATGTTGAACAATCTTATCAGGACGCTGAATCTGATTTGATGCGTGATATGAATGACATGGCACAGCAACAGGGTGTGTTTGGATCAGACGTGTCAATGGCTAATTTACAAAAGGAATACAGGAAATTACAGGAGAACAAAGCTGCGGACATACAAAAAGGTATTGCCGACATAAGGTTTAAGGGACAGCAGTTAGCTCTGCAAAGCAGGGAGCAACAGGCTGGTGCTGCTCAAGCAGGTGGTCAGCTAGGGCTTGGTGGATTTGAAGCTGGTACAGCAGAAAGACAGAGAGCACAGCAGGCAGGTGGTATCGGTGGTGAACAGGCAATAGCAAGCATCCAAGCTGGACAGCAGCAGATAGAACAACAGATGCAACAGGCTGTAGCTGCTGGTCAGATGTCGCAGGAAGATTATAATCAGGTGCTTAGTAGACACGAAAGCCTTAACAGCACATTGGGAACGTGGGGGCAGTTAAGCAACGAAGATAAGAAAATGAACCTTGATAATATGTTGGGGAACAAATCAGAGGATATTAAAGCTGCTCTTGGTGCTGGTCAGCTTGACCTTGAAACGTTTAATGCAGAAGTAGCACAGAACCTTGGTATATCAGCAGAGCAGTTAAAGGCAAGGGGATTGGACATAGAGGCTGGTGCTTTAATGATTGACTATGCTTTGAGTACATCAAGAGATATGCGGGAATGGCAACAGATAAAGAACCAGGCATATCAATGGGGCAATGAATTTGATATGCTTAAAGCACAAGGATGGGCTGGTATATTAATACAACTTTTTAATATGTTTTAGTATGTAGGAGATAAGAGATGGGAGAATATAAAAGACAGTTAGGGGTTAATCCTGATAATTTCAAACTTAACAGACCCCCAATAGGGGCACAGGGGCAGTTTGATGAAACATTAGGGCAGGCTAATTATGCTGAACTAATGGGTGGTCAGCAACAACCACAAGCCCCCCCATCTACAGCACAAGCAGGGTATGCTCCCTCAGTTGGGAAGCAAGGACTTCTTGAGATGTTACAGCAGAAACAGCAGGGTGGTGGATTTTGGGGTGGTGTTAAAGACTTTGGCAAAGAATTTCTTGGTGGAGCGATAGAAGGAGTTGCATCTAAAGTAGACCCTCAAGGCTATCAGTCTAGGATGGCTAACAAGAGACAAGAGGGTGCTGATGAAGCTAGATTAATGCAAGAATTTATGGAACAAACTGGGATGTTTGGCAGAGAAGAAATGAGACAGGGTAGAATGGATGAGCGTAGCAAACTAAGCAGAGAGAGTGCTAAAGAAATAGCTGAAATGTACGTTGGGAGAAAGGGTTTTCAGCGAGAACTATATGATATAATGTTAAAGGGAACGGAGGAGGAAAAAGAAGCCGCAGGTATGTTTATTGCGGCAAGCCATAAAGATAAAGCTGGTGAAGCCCTAGAAAAACTTATTAAAATACTGACCATCGACAAAATGGGGCAACAGATTGAAAAGGGTAAGCAAGACTTAGCTGATGCACCAGGGAAAAAGAAAAGAGCCGAGACAGAAGAAGAAAGAAAGCAGGCGAAAGAAGAAGCACGATTGGCAGAACTGGAACAAAACATACTTGGTTCTATGTTAAAAGCCTATGAAAAACCAGGCGGTAAGGGATATGATGAAATACCACCAGAAAGACAAGAAGAAGTTAACCGAGTGTTGACGGGGTTGGGGATTCCAGCTCGTGATTTTACAAGTCCTACTTTATGGCAGGATTTTCGGGGGAAAGGAACGCACCCCACAAGACAGGGGGCAGCTACCACAGCAACTACTACTATCCCAAAAGGTGGGGGGTTAGGCCATATATACACAGGTGCTAAGAAGGGCATAGAAGATACCTTGGGGATACTTGAATGAACGTATCTGAGTTAGGTGAAAAAGTTAAAAATAAATACCCAGAATATAAAGACCTTAGTGCGGGTGAAGTAGGGGCAAGGGTACTGAAAAAGTATCCTGAGTATAGGGAAGTAGTAGATACTCCCGTTACAGATGTTTCTCATCCAGAGAACTATGCTTCTGACCCACTTACATGGCAACCACCCACACCAGAACAAGAAGAAATCTACAAGGTAGGTGCTGACCCCGAAGCTGGCTATGTACAAAACATAGCCGAAGCCATGCTTGACCCATCTGAGCTAGCACTTATGGCTACCACAGGGGCATTGTCAGGGGCTAGACATGGGGTAAAAGAAGCTGGCAAGAGAGCACTATCATGGGGTACTTACGGTGGTAGTGATGTATTGAAGGGTGGCAAAGCCTTTCTAAAAGAAGCATTAAGACATCCTACAAAAATAGAGAAAGCTATCCCAGCAGAGAAAGCATTCCCAAGGGTGAAGGAAGCGACTGAAGCAGCAACAATGGCAACCAAGGGGGCGGTAGAATCAGCTTCTAAGGTAGTGCCGGCAGGAGCGGAAACAGCCAAGGTAGGGCTGGAACAAATAGGCCCTAGAGCAGGTAGTTTTGAGGGTTTTAAGAAAGCATTCCACGACCCATTCCCTGACCAGAGTTCTAATGTAAGGAAGTTCAGAGCGTATAAAGATACCCTTAGTGCGGGGGGAAAACAGATAAGAAAAGGTAAATCAGCACTAAGCAAATATGCTGACTCATTGGGTTTAACAAAGAAGGAAAAGCAATATCTAAGAAGCACAGGGGAACTACCTCATCCAGAAAAACTAGTACCTAGTAAACCAGGAAAGGAAGCACTTTGGAAAACAGAAGTGGAAGCAATGAAGGAGATAACGCCAGCAGGGAAAGGTGGGTTTCTAAAGGGATTACAAAGAGGGGTAGAAACTCCCATTAGAATGTTTGAAAAACTAGACCCTACTGGCAAGGTAAAGAAAGCTGTCTATGACCCCATAGATGATGCAGACATGGCAGCAGTCAGGGAATTTCAAGACCATTATGTGCCAATGGTTAAGAGATGGAAGGACACAAAGGTTGATGCCGACAGGATTGGTACATATATGGTAAGCCGACAAAAGGAGGGTAAAAAAATCCTTGCCCTGATGAGGAAAAAAATACCAGACCTCACCGAAGCAGAATATAGAGTAGTTATAGAGATGGATGCTGAATACGCCAGACTCTTTGACAGGATTAATGAGGCAAGGGTATTGTCTGGCATGAAACCTATTGGCAAGGTAGAGAACTATTTTACTTTCTTTAAGAAACTGAACTGGTATAAAGAGAATCTTGGTGATGACATATTAAGCAGACCAGACCCAATGAAGTTTCTTAATGCTGAGTTTATTGAGGGAACAACAGAATTTATCCATCCCAGTGGAACTTCTTTGCCTTTTGCAAAGGGAAGAACAAAGAATTACATAGCGGTTGATACCAATGCTTTCAGGTCATTCGAGAAATATACTGGTAAAACATTGGAGCATATCCATATATCCCCCAAGATAGCAAAAGCTAGAGACTTAATGAACACCATTAAGGATACTCACACACAGGAATACAATGATGTTACCAACTGGCTTGACTATGCTGCTGGCATAAGAAGTTCTGGTATTGAAAAGTGGACTAATAAGTCAGTAGAGAATGGAATACGAAAACTCACAAACAATGTGAGCATGGCTATTCTCGCTGGCAATGTCAGGAGTGCTGCGATACAGCCATCAGTTATGAGAAACACCCTTGTCATAGCCAGACCCAAGTATACCATTGAGGGTGCAATGTCTATATTCTCGCCCGAAAGAAGGAAGTTTATAATGGACAACAGTAACATCATAGGCAGGAAGTTTGATGCCACTGTTGCTGATTTCATGTCGGGAATGGGCAAGGCAAAGACCAAGGTGACACAGGCAGCCATGAAACCCTTGGCATGGCTAGACATACAGGCGGCAATGGCTAGTTGGGATGCGTTCTATCGTAAAGCCACAGGTGCTTATAAGATGGATCATAAAGCAGCAGTCAGATGGGCGAATGATTGGGTAATTAAAACCAACGCCTCTGGCCGTAACATCCATCGCTCTAAAATACAAAGAAGCACTGAAGGCCAAACACTCACAGCATTACAGACATTTGTTATAAATGACTGGTCATTCCTTACGCAAGATGTGCTTGGGTTGGGCAAAAACGTACCCATGAGCAAAGAGAATGTGGGTAGGGTATTATATTATATCGGTGGTACGATACTGGTTAATTCTATTTATGAAGATGGGCTTGGTGTTAATTCTCCCTATGGTACTCCCGTTAGGAAATTCAAGGAATCCAGAGATGCTGGTCTATCAATGAGTGAATCTACAGTGGAGAGCATAAAGGAACTTGGTGATGTTGTGCCAGGGTTAGGGCAGGCAAGATTTGGTGAAGGGGACTTTGGTGGCCCCCTTTACAGCACCTTGAAGAAAGCTGGAGGTTCATTGGTTAGTGCAGCAGGTGGAGATTATGCCTCCCTTATAGAACCATTTGCAAAGCTAGGTGGGCTACCTGGCACAGCACAAACGAGTAAATACCTACAGGGTAGGGAAGGGGGTGAGTCCGTGCCAAGGTCTATTATAGGTAGCAAATCACGCCTAGAGCGAGAAAAGAAATCAAGAACTAAGACTAGCTGGGGGTCCAGTTGGTAGCCTACTCCCCATAACTATAATGATTACCATCTTTATGTTTAAACCTACCACCCCACGTTCCACCTAAACTTTCCCAATATTCACCTAGTTCAGTATGTGCTTCAGTTGTTTCCTGATACTCACCATCAATAAACAGGTTAAGATCAATAGCTAGTCTCCTATAATGAAAGCTACCATCTTTATGCCCACTTGTAGCAAAAAGGTCACCGCCCGTTAATTCATACCCATTTCTATAGGCAAACTCTATCAACAGGTGTAGCATATACATAAACTTAGATTGTTTTTCTCTTAGTGTCATAATATATTAATTTCGCCCCTTCGGATTGAGTATTTCCCCCCTTGCCCCTCTGTGTCTCCAGCAAACCACACAGCCATTTCAAATCCCCCATCTCTCATGCAGATACTTACGTTTTCCCCTTCTTTTGTTTCAAGCCTTACTCCTTCAAAAACCTCTTTGAGTGTTATCCCATAACCTTCCCTAGCTTCTATCTTCATAAATTACCTCATATAATGATTAAATCAGCGACTAGCGGTGCATTTCAAAGCTACTTAAAGTATCAACTGCCTCATTGACTCTCTGTATTTGAGATACATCTGATAGCAAGAGTTCTGGCTTGATATAGCCATTGTTTATATCATACCAAAATCCATCGCTACCGCCCTGTGGTTCTGCATCTTCTCTAAGTTTCCAATCAGTCATTTTATCCTCCTTCATATAATGATTAAATCAGCGACAGCAATAAATGGCTTGCAACCTATTCTCCCAATTCTTACCGCAAACATTACAAGCATATCTAATCTGGCTACCCGACTGTTCGCTGGATGGTTGTTCTTCCAGCATATCTTGTATGTGCTCAAAGGTATCACAACCCCACCGAGGCATATACCAAAGCCCATTAATAAATTGCGCCCCCTCCCCCGCACAAGAAGGGTCAACGGGGTAGTAACCAAGCTCTAAAACCTTCTCAATCATTATTATACTCCTAATAACTAATATACGTACTACGTTTTATCTTATATTGCATATCATTCCTCCAACGACTCCACCAACGCCTCACTATATCCTTTAACCAATTTACCATTCGCCTTAGTAACTTCCAGATTAACTATCATACATTCTTTAACCTGTTGCATCTGGTAGGCAACCATGCCTAATGCAAGAGATAGAATAGTAAGCAGGGTGATAAGGGATATGCCTAACCATGTTGGGCATTTAGATATTCGCCCACCACCATAAGCTCTTTTAAAAAACGAGCATTCACTTGGCAACATAATATATTCTCCTACGGCTAATGATTAAACGCTAACCAGTACGCACCCTCCCACAAACAGTACAACGATATTCTTGGGGAGAGGTAGGCTTTTTCTCCATTTTATTGAATACTCGCTTGCCCCCGCCATATTTTTCATCCTGATACCTATGCTCACAACTGCAAAATAAAATCATGAATTATCCTCCTGCTGTTATTGGTTTCATTTATTCGCCTCAAAAAATGCTTTTGCAAATCCTGCTGGGGTTATTGATCTTAATTTACTCCTGTCTTTAGATGGTGGCATTCTCCATATTTTACCACCTTCTGTCGGTTCAACTGGTGTCTTCGTGGGCATGTTAAATCCACCCCACAGACAAGTCTTTTTTGTATATGGGTCGCCATATTCATAGGGTTGAAAGTATGTCTTGGGCTTCCCTAAATATTTTGCAAGTCTCCCCACTGGGTTCTCTAAACACCAGAATTTTGGCCCATAGACAACCACCATCCTTAAACACGCATCTACCACAGACAATGCTTCCAGCAGGGCCTTCTCCCCCTTTTCACCCCACCACCTTGCCCCACTTCCAGAAAGGTGGGTACAAGGCGGGGCTGCAAGTATCCCATATATGTTTTTTGATAGCCTTTTAAATAGTCTCACGTCTATACCGTTATCTATTATTTTTACATCATAACCAGCATCGGCATAAGGTTTCGACCATGCACCTGTACCACCACATAAATCTAATATTATTTTACCGTTCATCTTCTATATACCATAAACTCCATCATTGGCATTGTATCAAAATGGTGCATCTGATTCATCGTCAGCCTTTGGTGGTAGCGGTTCTGCGTCCTTCTGTTTGTTCTCATAAACACAAACAGGGTGCTCAATATCATTGATTTTTACATTACCGCTAAAGGTATGTTTTTTATCTATTGCCGATTCCCATAACGCTCCACCACTATGCCATTTATCTTTTACCAGGATACTTACATTGTATTTAGGTTTGTCCCCCATCTGTTACCTCCTTTGACATTGCCTTGTGGCATTTGATTAATTCTTTCAGATTCATAAGCTCGAACCTGCCGTATTCTTCCCCGATTAACTTCTGTGTGTTTTTGGGTAACGTCCCCAGCAATTCCTTGCACTTGGTTGCTCCGTCCTCTTTCCTTTTATCTTTATCAGATTTCTCTGGTTCTGGTGGTTCTTCCTGCTTTGCTTTTTTGCCTCCATTCCCATCATTGGTGGCATCAGCATCCCTTGTGTCGTCTATCGCAAACAATCCATTCAGGGCGTACTTTCGTGCATAGCTGGATGCTGCCCCTGTGATTTGTGATTCATCCATTCCCTTCCTGTTCTCTGGCTCTCTTGCGAAACCATAGGCTGTTGTTTGTTTTTCATCTAGCGTACCATCCTCCTTTTCCTTAATCAACCCCGCTTGAGCACAAACATATACCCTGTCACCAACCTCAACAATCTTATCGCTAACAATAAGGGCATATCCATACTCAGCCAGTAATGGCTTAACTGCCTCAAGTATGTCCTCACAGGAACGATAATTATACTTACCAAATTCATTGTACTGCCCTTTTGGTGCCTTTAGTTCTGCCTGTATTTTTTGTAAGCTCATTTTCCCCTCCTTTCCTCTATTTTTACCCTGTTATGATGGGCTTTTAGGTAATGCCAGAACCCATCAAACCCAGCCAGCATTTCTTCAATACTATATTCTGTTAGCTTAATCTTGGTTTTGTCGCAGTTTAATCCTACGATAACCCCCTTATCAACATTAATCTCTGGATGGTTTACCATACATAGGTTGTAGTACGCTGATAGCTGATACAGACATGAGATTTCGTCAACATACCCCGTTTTCCAGTCTAGGATAACTTGGTTGCCGTCTTTAAGCACACCAATGAAATCTGGTGTGCCACCGTACTGGTACTTCTCGTCTATCATGCTGTGTTCTAGGTAGGTGGCTTTGTTTACATTCCCCAATACCCACCCGTGATAGATTTCATATATCCTGTGTGCTTCTTTGCTTTCCTCAGCATTAAAGGTGGTTGGGTCTTTTGGCCCTTCTGGTTGGGTTTTTATGAAGTTGGTAACGTACTCGTGCGCCAGCGTCCCAATCCTGCCAGCCCTGTCCCTTTCCCATTCGTGGTAGATTGGCTTGTGGACACCACCTTCATAATTAACAGCCAACCCGCAAGACCAGTCCAGCAGAGACTTACTTTTCATGTAAGTCCATATCTCGCCAATAATTGTGGTTACCCCCTTGTAGCGTGTTTTACCATCTTTACTTTTGTATATTATTCTAGGCATGGCTCTACCTCACCCTCCATTGCCCCCTCCCTCTCCATGGCAACACAAACATCATCATCTTCTGCACAGGTCTGGCACAACTCACCTATCATCAGGTGATAGGCATATTTCTTACCACACCACTCACAGGTTTTGTTTCTACATTCATCCATTAAGTCTGCCATTTTTTCCCTCCTTTATCCCCCACGCTTTTTGTTATTTTTTGATACTTACAGATATAACATTTTCCCTTATCACAACCACTTTGTTTCCCAACAGCTAAAACACCAGTTCCCTCTACCCGTACTATCCTTTCGTTATCCTCAAAAAGCCAACCTTGTGCATCTCTCTTTTTCTCAAGAATGTGAAATCCAACTGGATACCGTTTACCACCAGAGGCTAAGATTTTTCCTTTTGCTGGATTACGCTCATACTTTTTCCCAATGGTGTAGACCCCAGGGAAAAAACCACTTTCATACTTACCCCTTCCAATCCTTTCCAACACCTTATAACCTACAATCTTACGACTATTTTTTTTATAAACCCTATCCGCTGTTCTTAAACACATGATACCCTCCTTTTAGTTAGGGGGTTGCGACAGGGGTTTTGACCCGAGTACCCTTCCCCTGCTCGCTTCCCCGCATGGGGTACTAGGCTGGCTACTCCGGCACGGATAGCCATTGTACCGTTCCCCCATTTACAAAGACCTACATCCTATACCATAACACCGTGTCTGCTTTGCCACATCACGAGTGAGTAGCAGTAGAGATCACGCATGTAACAGTCATGCCAAACCCCCAAAAAAACATGGGGCACAGGAATTTGATGAGGGTATCTCCTGCCGCAGAGGGAATCTGCGTTGGTTTCCTGCACCCCAATATAATTAGTTTGATTTATCATAAGATACCCTTTATTGATTGTTAAGTACATTATACACCCTATTTTTTTAAATTGCAAGGTTTATTTTCACTTATTTTAAAATAATTATTTAGCTTGACAAATTGTGGGGGATCGTTTAGTATGTAGTCATGAGCTATCGGGGTAAAATAAATTTTGTGATATATTTGGCTGCAACTAAGGCCAGGGGGAAAACCAACACTTTGGTAGCTCACCCCTTGGTCTTTTTTGTGGCCTTTTATGCTTGGAGGTTCAAGGTCATGGCTAGGGGGAGAATGTTGTTAAAGTCTATTTCTATGAGTGAGAAAATGAAGGAACTATCAAGCGATACGGCACGGCTACTATACACTTGGATGCTGACACACCTGGATGTTAACGGGTGTTACCTGGCTAATCCCGTGGTGATTAAAAACACGATTTTCCCATGGCAGGACAGAATTAGTACGAACCAGATAGAAAACTACCTGCAAGAGATGGAAAACCAGCATTTAATAGTAAGATATGGTAGTAAAAAATATCTATGCTACCCCGACTTTAAAGATAAACAGCCATGTTTACGACCAGATAGAGAATCACGCCCGACCATATCCCCACCTACTCCCGAGCAACTCCAGAGTTACTCCAGAGTTACTACCGCACAAGTTAATATAAGTAAAGGTAAGTTAAAGGAAGTTAATACACATGTGCAAATGTTCAATGAGTTTTGGAAAGTATATCCTAAAAGAGAAAACAAGAAGAAAGCACAAGAGATATACATTAAGTTAGCACCCGATAAGGAATTACACCAGAAGATACTCAGGGTAGTAACGGCAATGGCAAAGACCGAAGGCTGGACAAAGGACAAGAGAAAGTTCGTCCCCCTACCAACAACGTGGTTAAACGGCGAGCGGTGGAATGACGAAATCCCCAACCGGCCGAAGGAAAGCGAGTTGAATAAAGAATACTTTCCGAATGGTGGCGTATGACCTGGCTAGACGAAATCCACTTTTATGAAATAGAGATACGTAATTCAAGGGTATTAAGGGATAAATATCCAGCCCTTACTAACGAACTTGGCACATATATCAGGTTGTGTGCTGATGTAATTAAGGATACTAAACGAGTTATAAGGATGAGGAGGAAGTATGAAAATACAAATTAAAAGTAGGTGGAGTAGTTGTAAGGTGAAACATCCAAAAGGATATTATGTCGAGCCCAATTGGGAGTGATAAGAAGGAGGTTTATTGCCAATACTGCCAGAAAATAAAGACAGGTATCCTAAAGATTGGGCTTTGCGTTCTAGGTTTGTTAGGTTTTACAGGGCAAAAAACAGGTGTGAATGGTGTGGTGCAGAAAACTATAAACCCCATCCAGAAACAGGAAGTAAGGTTATTTTGACGGTAGCACATATTTACAATGACGAACCAGAGGAATCAAACCTTTTAAACCTAGCGGCCCTATGCCAGCTATGTCATAACCGACACGACATGAAATCAAGAGCGTTGAGAAGGCGGGAAAAGAAATACAAAAAACAAATGAGGTTTATGTTTTGAACCACAGACATAAGTTTAAGTAGGGGAAACTATGACACTTATAGACTATAACGGTGATGATAGAGTAATATCAAATTATGAGATGCTACAGTTAATAAAACTACAAGGCAAGCAACGGCCGGTATATTCACACATACCCACCCTTAACTGTGCAGTTGAGGGGTTCACGGGGGGGGAGCTGGTCGTCCTCACTGGCGTCACAGGCCACGGGAAAACCCTGTTCGCTCAGTCCCTGACCGATCACCTGTGCAAGCAACAGGAATTTCCATTATTCTTTACCTTTGAAATGCCACCACGTGAATTCCTTCACTGTTTTGGTGATACTGAATACTGTGAGAATATGGTTTTCTACATGCCAAGAGAGTTAAAGGCTAACGATATTGAGTGGTTGCTTGAACGATGCCTTGAAGCAAGAGAGAAATACCACACTAAAGTGGTGTTTATAGATCACCTTCACTTTCTATTTGATTTATACACATACAAAAACCCCTCACTTACTATTGGATCGTTGGTTCGCAAATTAAAACGATTTGCTATCGCTAATAATATGATAATATTTCTGGTGTGTCATATCCACAAGGCAAAGCTGGAAACGCCAGAGGATGCCTCATATGATCTTATCAGGGATTCAGGCATGATAAGCTGTGAAGCTGATACAATCCTGTTTATTTACAGGCAGGTTGATAAGGTGGGATTGTCAAAGAGTTTTGTTATTGTTGAGAAAGCAAGGCGTACGGGTATTATGCACAAAGCAATACCCATTCAGAAAGTGGGCAACTTCCTGGTTGAGCGTACCAAAGAATGAAAAAGAAAAGAAAACGCCCCATACCACTGGCAATACTTAGCGATATTGCTATCATTGACCGCATCCTTACATACGACGAGGTTGAAAACCACAGAAACCACGCCTGTTCACATTATGAATGCTGTATCACTAAGGCCGAGGAATATATAAGAAACATGGCTCTCGTGTCAAGGAAATCAAGAGGGTACGCCAATCTAAACTATTCATTCACTTGCAGGTACTGCAAAAGGAGGGAAAATGGGGAACAAACAGAAAGCAAAAGGAACTAGGTTTGAAAATAAGGTAATGGAAGAGTTGAGGGAACATTTTATTGTAGAGCATATGCAGCGTACATCTCCAGGCAGTGCATCCGACATTGATATTCATATCAGTGGCAAGGAAAAGATAAGGGTTCAGTGTAAGAAAAGAGCAGAAGGATTTAAAAGCCTGTATAAATGGATAGAAGATAACGATATGTTGGTAGTGGGTGCAGATCATAAACCCTCTCTTTTGATTGTGCGCTTATCAGATTTTAGGACAGTTGCATGGGATTTGTGGGACAAGGGATAATCGACAACAACAAATGACACAGTATAGCCTGAGGCTCCCACAATTCAATTCTAAGCGTACTTCGCGCCTTAGTTGACCACCAGCACAGGAAAAAAAGCCCCTCCCATAATGAGAGGGGCTGCTATCTCCTTTAGTTAAGTGACGGGTGGCCAGCATCCACTACATATATGTGTGTGTGCCCCTCTCCTCGTGGTCTCCAGTTAGTACCAACAATCCTAACCCTTTTAGCATCGCTCCGGTTTCTTACCCACCTTTCAACTTGGTCAAGGTGTGTGTACTCACAAGCCCAGCCAGCATAGCTAATACCATTCTTAGCCCTACCCCAACCAGACATAAAACTATCGGTCATTGCTATTATCCAACAATGAGTTTTTCTCTCTTCTTCTGTTCTGTCGTCTTGTAATTCCATAATTATCCCTCCCTTATCACATAGTTATAGGTTATTAACTCCAATGCTATGTCTAAAATGATCTGCTCGTCCTCTGGTTCTAGCAGATACTTCCCTTGGCACTCCTGAAAGTATTTATGCCAGCCTGTGGTAAAGTCTTGAATTTGTTCTGATATTGTCATCTTATATCTCCTTATTAAAAGAAAATTAACCAAATTACTATCGCCCAAAACGTCAAACAAAATAGGGTTGCTGATATTCTCCATATTACTATTTGTCGCCTTTCTTTCATTTTATACCTCCATTTCGTATTCATAGGGTTCAAGTTGATTGTCAATCTTAGTCCAGGACATAATAGCACTATGTCCCTTCTCAATTATAAACTCTGTTAGTGCTAACTTGCTTGGTAAGTAGATAACGGCTGTATCCTTGCAATATTGTTCATAATATATGACTTTGTATCTCATAATCTTACCCTCTAGGGCTTTTGTTTGTGTTACCCTATTATAAAGCAATCCCCATGCCAAAACAAACCAGCCCCCATTGCATTTAAATAGTGTGTTCAAAACCCGAACCCGTCATAATACTGACACTACTTAAAATACATAACAATTACACCAGCTTAAACCCATGTCAAAAATATGTTAAAACCGTCAATAAACCGACGCACTAAATCAGGGATAATCCCCTAACATCACATAGTTAACCTACTTTATTATGTAGTTGGTTTACATAACACACAGAAATAAACCAAGTTTTATTATCACGATTCGGCTTGACAAAACAAAATAAATAAATTATTATCAGGCAAAACACACGAGCAACTCATAAAATATGTGATAAGATAGTAAGTATACACTTAAAAAATATGAATCAGGTAAGCTAGCCTATATGGACCGCATAGAAAAAGCTCACTGGATAGAATACACGCTTAGCATAGTAACGGATATATTAAAAAAACATCCAACAATACAAAGAGATAACATCGAAGTCGAGGCACTCGGAGTACTAAAAGAAGCAATCGACAGATACGAACCCGCCAAAGGCACACTAAAAAAGAGAATCAGTTTCCTAATATCACACCGGTTAAGTAGAATAATCAAGAAAGCCTACCAAAACGAAGTGTACGAAATACCAATAGATAACAATCAGCCGTACATGGCTACAAATACCAACACTCAAGTAATCTCACAGTTCAATCTAAATAAAGATAAATTACCGGAAAATCGAAGGAAAATAGCTGATATGATATTAATAAATGAGTTGTCGGTCGCGGAAATAACTAGAGTATCAGGAGTAACATCAACCTCAGTTAGATGTATATCAAACATGGTTAAAGGGTAAATAATACATTAATAACACTACGAACCAAACATAGGTAAATCATGACTTTCCAAAAGGGTCATAAGCTAGGATTTAAGCCAGGAAATAAGCTGGGAGGTAGGACAAAAGGCTCAATCAACTTCAAAAAGAAGGTTGAATGGACCGTAGAGCTCATGGAAGAGTGTCTCGGAATAGATGGTAAAACAGGACGAAAGTTAACTCCTAAGACCATAAAGAAGAAGTTTTCAGCAATGCTGTGGAACAATCCTAAGATGATAATGGATTTCCTTGATAGAAAGCTAGGAAAACCAGTGCAAAGGGTAGCAGTAGAGCCAACAAGCTACTTAATATCAGGCAAGGAGCCGGAGCAGGTTGAAGATGCTCAGGTAATAGATGGGTATGAGATCACTGATGGCAAGGGTAAGTAGTTGATATGATAGAGTATATGTATGCTGAATGCCCCTTAGACCAGATACTTACATGATACCCTATGGTATGTAAAATATACAGTACCCGCAGACAGATTATTGTTTTTTTAAGAGGTAGTTACCCACAGATATTTTTTTAATTAAATTCAGGAGGTTATTATGATGAATTGTGATAATAAAAGTGAAGTATGCACAAAAAAAGACCAATCTGACGTAAAAAGCGCATTAGATAAGCTAGAAGGGGAAATTTCAAACATAGACACGACAATACAAAAACTTAGAGATGGATTAGCCCCAATTTTAAAGGAAGAAACCGGGAAGGAACCACTACCCATCGCTGAATGTCCAACCAGCGTACCAATAGGGAAAATGGTTTATGTGTTCACGAATCGGCTAAATGACATCCGAGATCAAATTAATGATTTAACCGACAGGCTTGGGGTTTGATAGTCCCCGCAGATAAATTTTAAATTAATTCAGGGGGTAGGGTTATGAGCAGTTATGATATTTTTTTAAAATTCATAGAGAGGAAGGTGGTAGGGTTTGAGTGGGAGTTATGGGGTGTATCGAGGATTAAGTTTATCATTAGTTTAATTCCGTTAATGAGCAAGAAGGTTGCGACTAAGAAGGAGTGGGCAGACGAGCTGGGTGTTTCGTATAATGTTCTGAGGAAGTTTTTAAGTGAGGAGAAGGTTAGGAAGATAGTGGCGACTCATGCGGAGCATTTTTCTCGGTATTATGAAGGGAGTTGTGAGGGGATGGAGGAATTTTTTTCACCGATGTTAATGGAAAGGATTAATCACAGGCGTTTATATTTTTTTAGATTACTCAGGGGGTAAGGCTGATAAATTTTTTTAATATATGTATTTTAACTATTATTGTTGGACATTTCTATGGACAAAAGATTCAAAGCGGTGGTCTGGGAAGGGAAGTGTAAAATGCTAACGATAAAGCCGATAGAGCTATGTTATCTGTGTAAAAAGAAGCCTAAAAAGTACCAAGAGGTTTGCGAGGAATGTCATAAAAAAATAGATGATGCCTTTGATAGAATGAGGGAAGATTTAGAGGAGTTTGACGAGAAAAACAGGGGCGGGAGGTGATAGATAAACATGTTAGTCTTGGCGACCCAGAAATTATGGCAGAGCATTTAATAAAACGCTTTCTTATCTATATTGAAAACCAAGGCTACGTCATAGTAAAGAAAGATGAGTTAATTAAGAAGGCTGGGTTGATAGTGGCTGAGGGATTGGGGGTTAAGTGAGTCTTAAAATAGTTTATATAAAATGGTTTGATAGTTTTACTCTTGCTGGTCAGAAAACGACAGAGGAAGTAATGGAAGAAAAGTCATATATTATAGAAGATATTGGATTTTTAGTTGGTGAAACGAAAGAAGACATAAGGTATGCCACGAGTTGGATTGGCACTAACGAACAGTGGAAACATATAAATTCTGTTCCTAAATGCAATATTATCAAGAAGAAGATATTGGGAGTTAAGTGAAGGCAATATTACTGATAATCATAATGGTATGGTTATATCCCCTTAATAATGAGCTTGTGTTTACTGGGGTGGGGATTGAGTTAAATGGGGAGCGGTCGTTTTTTTGGGGTGAGACATATTTAAGGCCGAAGGTATTTTTTTTCACACATCCTCGGTGGTTTTATGTTTTATGGGGTATATGCGATGAGGATTTGGGATATGGTGTAATATTTGACATGAACATTCCGAAGGTGATGGTTAGTGGATAAAGTATTCTGTTGTAATTGTAAATGGTATCACTGGTCTGAGTTTATGGATTCGTGGTGTGCTCATGGGAGCAATATATCCAGATGGGTGAACGAGGATAGTATAAGAAGGAGTAAACAAATCAGGCATCTAAAGAGCCCACATAAAAAGAACTTGGGCAATGCGTGTGTCATGTATAAACGTAAGTGGTGGAAATTCTGGGTTTAAGTAGGGGCTAATACGTGAGAAAGACGATGATTAATTGGTTGACAAACCACCTGAGAAGGTTATATTATCTGAGGCACAGCTTAAATTTGTTAATAGTGATGCCCCGATAATTGCTCTCATTGGCCCGCAAGGGGAGGGGAAAACCTTTGCTGGGTTGTGGGGGATTGCGAGACATGCGGTTCAGATGAGGGACAAGGGGGATCATATTTCAAAGGGTCTTATTATCAGAGATACATTTGAGAATATTAAAGCAATGACAGTTCCATCTCTTATTAAGGCAAGTAACGGGGCAGCGATATTTAGTGATGGTGGGAAGAAGATGCAGTTTTTGAATGTTGAGGGAAGATTAATAGGGATTGATGATATGGCATCGTTATCTAAGTTACAGGGAGATGAGCCAGAGTGGGTATGGTTGGAAGAGCCAGCACCTATTGCCGCTAAAGAGAATGCTGGGTTGAGGGAAGAAGTATTTGATATAGCGTTCTCGAGGTGTGGCAGGAGAGGGTATATACCGCCTCGTGTGCAGGTAACTATGAATCCCGCAGATGAAGATCACTGGACTTACAGGAAATTTATCAGTGACCCGATCGATATGTGGGTTGAGATTAAGGGAGAGAAGGTTCATGTTCATACCGAAACGATTAACATCCCCTATGGTGAGAATGATAATATAGAGCAGTATAACAGAGAGCAGGTAAAGATTGCATATAAAGACAGACCTGATTTGTATCGTAGATATGTTGATGGTGAGTTTAGTTTTATAGCTGTTGGGGAGGCGGTAACACCAGAGTTTAACGAGAAACTTCATGTAACAAAATCTGTATTAGAACCTGATAAGATGTTTGATACTTATCGGTTTTGGGATGGTGGGTTGAATCCTACTTGTGTATTTATGCAGATAACACCGAGAGGAAGGTTTAATTTTACTGATTGTGTTCGTGGTGAGAATATCGGGGTCAGGCAGTTGATTGAGACACGGGTTAAGAATATTGTTGCATCCCGTTATCGTGATATTAAGAAATACAGGGATATCGGGGACCCGTCTATGATGAATCGTGAGCAGTCTGATTCGTCCCAGACGGCAGCAGATGTGATAAATACTGAGTTAGGTGCATCGTTTGAGAGAGGGGAGAGCGGCTGGGATGCAAGGAGGGAGTGCTTAAAGGAGATGTTTAACAGAATGGTTGATGGCGAGCCGATGGTTCAGATAAGCAAGCATTTAGGGAATATGATTAGGTGTTTTCGTGGTGGCTGGCATTATCATAAAGATAGTTCTGGCAAGATATTAAAGGATAGTGCGGTTAAGGATATTCACTCTCATATCGGTGATGCCGTAAGTCACGGTGTTGCTAGATTGTTGTTGCTTCCTAAGATGAAAGACAAGTTAAAGAAGATAAGAGATGCTAATCTGAGAAGGCATGGGAGGATGAGGTAGATGCTTTATTTAGATTCTGTGTTCAATGATAAGAATAATTGGTTTATGCCAGATGGGTGTGGGGAGTGCGAAGAAGATTTAGAGTGGTTGCATTGGGAATCAAAACCGAGTAGATACGTAGCTGGTAAAAGGGCGATTATGCCTAGTAAAGCTGATATTCCACAAAATAAAGTGCTTAGATTGTTTCCTTGTGCAGAAATAAGAATAGATTAGGAGGATGAGATGAGTCTAATAGTAATCCCAGCAAGGAAGAATAGTAAAAGGTTGCCTGGTAAAAACATGATGTTATTTGGCGGCAAACCCCTGATTTACTGGTCGATTAAGGTGGCACTCGGATTAAAAGATTATGGGTACAGGGATGTTGTTGTATCAAGCGATTGGGATGATGTTCTTAGTTATGCCACTCAATTCGGTGTTTCGTTAAGGAAAAGACCCGATTCCCTGGCTACTGATGATGCGAGTATATATGATGTGATCAAAGATGCCATGCAATTTGCCAAGATTACCTCTGACACGAGCGTGTTATTATTACAGCCAACAAGCCCACTTCGCACCGTAGAAGATGTTTTAGAATGTTTTAATATTTTAAGTGGCAATTACAGGAATCTGGTATCCATAACCGAGTATAACAGAAAGCAGGGTCGTTCCGAACATCTCAGATATAAAAGAAACGGTGCTATTTATATAATAGAATCTTCTACGTTAGGAGATAGCCCTATAAATTATAGCAGGGCGTATATCATGCCACCAGAGAGAAGTATCGACATTGATACTGAAAAGGATTTTAATGATGCCGAAAATATTTTTAGCCAGCTTTAACAGGGCAAGCGATGGTGCGGTAAGTTTGCTGAAAGAGAAGTTGATGAAAGAGGGAATGTATGCTCCCGACTACCTACACTATGGGCCTACTTATGCAACTCACATTATTGCTTGTGGAGATCGGAAGGAAACCTTTGAATATTGTTTGGAATGGTGGGGGGGGGGGAAACCCATAATCCACCTATGGGCAGGGGAGGTATCACAAGGCACACATGATGAGGTTTACAGATGGGCGATTACCCACATGAGCATGATGCAGTTATGTACTAATAATGAGGCGATGAGTAGGGTTTATGATTATTGTGCCGCCGTTGAAGTAAAGCCGAATGCCCGTGTAGTAGGAAACGTAATGCTGGATAATTGGGAGATTGATGAGAGCATAGTGCCTAAATACAAATATACCCTAGTATTATATAATTCACCCTCTATAGTTGATAAAAGAATTAATGATTTGCAGGAAATTCACAATAGAATTCATGGTGATAATTATCTATGGATATATTCAAATGGTGATTATTATTGGGATGGGTGGCCTCATGCAAACTTGGCAAATCAAGAACGCCCAAAATTTCTTGGGTTACTCAAAAACTGCAATAGATTTTTTACCAACTCATCATCTGCATTCTACGAGGCACGGTTTCTTTTAAAACCAGAGCAGATTATAATGATTGGGGAGAGGAATAAAGACAGGGAAAGTAAACATGCTGACATGACAATCCCTAATGCAAGCGATAACATTATAAAGATATTAAAGACGTTAGATGATTAAAACTTATGATGTGATAGCTAAAGAAAAACCCAAGTGGTATCAACTGCGCTGGAAACTATCTAATCTTTTTGTGAAGATAGCTAAGTGGATTTATCCTGAAAATCCAGCGGTAAAAGCATTTCTACTAAAGAAACTTACAGATTTTATGATATATGGCGGTAAATTAGATGAAGATAAAACATCTTAAACCAACAAAATGGAATTGGGTTGTGTCATATCCAGAGAATCTTATATTGGGTAATAACGTGGATATTGGGTGTTTTACCTATATCCAGGCTGGTTATGGAGTTATTATACACGATAATGTGCAGATTGGTGCTCATTGTGCTATCTATAGTGAGGATACAGAGAGAGGAAAATATGCTGGTGTGGAGATAAAACAGGGTGCAAAGATTGGTGCTCATACTGTGATATTACCAGGTGCCATAATAGAAGAAAACGCAAAGATTCCTATTGGGAGTGTGGTTAAATGAATGTGGGCGGGTGGTGCAAAATGGCAGACACCCAAGTGCGAGGCATGTCTCAATATCTTGAGTTGAGTTTAGCTGGCTCATAATGTAGGTTCGAACCCTGCCCCGCCCAACAGTGAGGATTAAATGAACATACCACTCTTTAAGATATTTAATGATAAGGAAGATGTAGAAAATATTTCAGAAGTTATTAAAATGGGTTTGCAATGGGCAAAGGGTGGGGCAATTAGTTATTTTGAAAATAACATCAAAAGTTACATCGGCACTAAATACTGTGTCTTATTCAATTCAGGGACAACGGCGCTCTCAACATTGATAACCGCAAACAGATTAACTGGTGATATTATAGTGCCAAGACTGACATTCAAGGCAACGTATAACGCTGTAAGGCTGGCTGGCGGCAACCCTGTATTTGCTGAATCAGAAAGTGAAACGTATGGGTTGGATGCTGATAGTGTCGAAAGGGTAATGACGCCTGGCACTGAGGCAATTATTCTTGTTCATTACGGTGGCTATCCCGCAAGGGATACGGACAAGATAAAACGACTGGCAGGTGAACGGGGGTTGATTCTGCTAGAAGATGCTGCCGAATCTTTCGGTGCTGCTATCGGGGATAAAAAAGTAGGCACGTTTGGGGAAGCCGCCATGTTCAGCTTTTGCCAGAACAAAATCATAACCACAGGAGAAGGCGGGTGTATTGTTACAGATAGCCAAGCTATTGCTTCTCTTGCAAGACTTCTGTCAGATCATGGGAATGATAAGAATATTATTGGCAGTAATTACAGGATGTCCTCAATAACTGCTGCCCTTGGCATTGCTCAGCTAAACAAAATTGATAAGATACTTGCGTTAAGAAGAATGATTGCAGAAAGGTATAGTGAGGAATTAGGTAATTTAGTAACAACCCCGCAGTCGAGAGATTATGCGGTGTATCAACTATATACTATCGCAACCCCAAGAAGGGATGCGTTAAAGACATTTCTTACAGAAAAAGGAATTGAAACGAAGATTTATTTTGAGTGTGGTTCATTAATATCAAAAAGAATATTATCCCTACCCATATATCCGTCCATGACCCCCATTGAACAGGATTATGTAATTGGTGCAGTCAAAGAATTTCTATCAAAACAAGACTATTCTAGTAACGGGCGGGTGCGGCTCGATAGGGTTGGGAATTGTTAAAAAAGTCCTATCTCTAAAGCCACGTCAGATAAGAATACTAGACAACAGAGAGAATGCTCTCCATAGTGTTCAGGAATCTCTTGGATCACCATTAGTAAGGTATTTACAGGGTGATGTCAGAGATATAACCCGCCTCCTTCTCGCCTTCAATAACGTAGATATTATCTTTCATGCTGCTGCCTTAAAGCACGTTCATTTATGCGAATGCAATCCGTCTGAAGCTATTATGACGAATGTAATTGGCACTATGAATGTTATCGAAGCAGCAAGAGAAAATAATGTTGATAGAGTAGTTAACATCTCAACTGATAAAGCTGTTAATCCGATTAATGTGCTTGGTACAAGTAAAGCAATGGGGGAGAAACTTATTGTAACCGCAGAGAATTACAAGGATACCACTAAGTTTTGTAATGTAAGGTTTGGGAATGTGTTAGGTAGTAGTGGCTCTGTGCTTGAGATGTTTGATAATGATGTGGTTAAAGTAACTGACCCGAACATGACAAGGTTTATTATGACTATCCCACAGGCAGTTGATTTGGTTTTAAAAGCAGGAAGTGAAATGAAGGGAAGTGAAACATTTATTTTAAAGATGCCAGCGTTTAAGCTAGGGACTTTAGTTAGTGCCATGAAGAAAGACGGGCAGGAAGTTAAGATTGTCGGCAAGCGGGCAGGGGAGCGGGATTACGAGATACTGGTATCGGCAGAAGAAATGCCACACTGTTATGAAATAGATGATTTTTATGTGATTACAAAAGCAGTTCAAGGCGATTCCATTTATGTGCCTGATTCAAATGGCACAAGATGGCTAACAGAGAAGGAATTGAAGGAGTTGGTATATGAAATTAATTGATTTTGCGAATAGCTTCTGTGCTGCTTATGTAGCCTATCGATCACTAGAACTTAAAACGATAAAAAGAAATGTATTCAGACAGAAGATTATCTGTAGGGGTGATCTATATGATGGAAAGAATTTAACCTATTCTGCGTATCTTCAACACGCTTGTGGTGGCGAAGATGTGTATCAACAAACTATATTCTTTGAACCAACATATACCTTTACAACAATATTTTATGGCGACAAGATGAAATGTGTGAGAATCGTTGGGGATGATATTGATCTAACAGAATTAAGATTTGAAGCAATAACGGAGATTGGGGCTGATAAACTGTATAAAAAGGTACAGATTAAGCAAGTGGATGCTGAATATGAGGAGCTAGATACGACCGAAAAAGTTATTAGTGCTGTACTTAATGGCAGGGAGATGATTGGAATAACAGAGTATTCGAGAAAGGGGGGGCGGTGGGTTATTACCTATCCCATTAATTATATTAATGTTGAGCTTAATGAAAAGTTATATCAGGTTGATGCAGGCGATGTCTTATTTTTAGATACTATTAGGGGTAAAGAGGATATGTTTCTATCGTATGTTGGCTATTCCAATGTAAAGCCAGATACAGAATTTCTTATTTATTATGACCATGATCCTAATAGTCGTTATTACTCAGCCGTTAGAAGCAGACAGGCAATAAACAAATTATATGCAAAGGTGGTATGCGAATGCAAATCATAGCAGAGGCAGGCATAAATCATGGTGGTAAGTATATTATGGCAACTGATATGGTTACTGCTGCACACAAAGCAGGGGCAGACATAGTAAAGTTTCAGACATTCAAGGGAATGGACGAACTACCATATCCTAATATTACCTATGCTGATACATCGTTTCTGGTAAAGCGGTGTATTGCTATTGGTATTGAGTTTATGTCAACCCCCCATAGCTATAGTGCTATTGATTTTCTTGAACCACTGGTTGATACTTACAAGATAGCAAGCCCAAGATTGTTTGATAAGAAGTTTTTAGAAGCAGTTGCAGAGAAAAAGAAACCAGTGATAATAAGTGTTAGTGATAATGCCAGCAATTACGATGTAGAGAATGCTATCAAATGGCTTGATGGGTGTGAGATTACGTTTATGCATACAGTATGCCAGTATCCAGCGCAATATCCATATTTGTTCATGCTTGATATGAGAAAACAGTTATTCCCTGATTATAAATGGGGTTATTCAGACCATACAACAGGAATACAGAACTGTATATATGCTGTTAAATTTCATGGTGCTGAATTAATAGAGAAACACTTTATGATAGAGAAAGGTTGTGTTGATGAACCCGTATCAGTCATGCCAGATGAATTGGAGGAGTTATGCGCTACTGTAAAAAATGCTTAATGCCAGATACAAGGCCAGGAATTAAGTTTGATAAGAATGGTGTGTGTTATCCTTGCCTTAATGCTAAAAAGAAAAAGAAAATAGATTGGGCAAAGAGGTATGAAGAACTGGTACAGCTATGTACCAAGCACAGAAGGAATGATGGTGGGTATGACTGCATTATTCCAGTATCGGGCGGGAAAGATAGCTGGTATCAGGTTTATATGATGAAAAGGGAGATGCAGATGAACCCTCTTTTGGTTAATGTCAGCAACTATAGCTGGACAGATACAGGGAAACAGAACTTCTTTAATATGCTGAAAGCGTTTCAGTGTAACATCGAATCTCTTATCATAAGCCCTGAGATTGCAAGGAAGATGACAAGAAGGGCATTTGAGAGATTGGGTAGCCCTACATGGTACTTTGACAGATGTATATACACATGGCCTCTACAGGTGGCCACCGAGAAGAATATCCCGCTTGTAGTGTATGGCGAGAATATCAATTATGAATATGGTGGTGGGTTTACAGAGGAAACACCATCTGCTTTGGAACAGGTAAACAATGATGTGGTTAAACCATATCCGCTAAAGGACTGGTGTGGCGATGGGATAACAATGGAAGATATGCAACCGTGTGTTCCAAAAACTAGCGGGAAGTGGGAAAGGACTAATTCTGGGCTTATCGACAACACATGGCAGTTCAAACATAAGGTAGCACCCATCTACCTATCCTACTATGTTCCTTGGAGTGGTTATAACAATATGAAAAAGGCTAGGGAATTGGGGTTTAAAACGCTTGAGGATACACACGAATGGATAAGACAGGGGTATATTGAGCAATATGACCAGATAGATAGCAAGGGGTATCTGGTTCATCCTTGGCTTAAATATCCAAAGTATGGTCATGCAAGAGTAACGGATGTGGCAAGTTGTTGGATAAGAGAAGGGAGGCTTAAAAGAGATGAAGGAATACGGTGGGTTAAGGCACATGACCATAAACTAGACCCAGAAGCATTGGAAGATTTCTTAAAAATAACTGGTTATAGTAGTCGAGCATTCTTTGAAATATGTGATAAGATAGTTAATGAGGACATCTTTTTAGAATGTTCTGAAGATGAAGCTACATTAATGGGGAAATATAAACTAAGGAGTCCAATATGGCAGAGTTAAAATGGTCGCAGGAACCAACACAACCAAATGAGAATAATGGTGGGGCGGCAGTTGACTGTAATAAATCAACTGGTAATCCAACAGAGAAGATACCTGTTTCCGCTAAAGATGGGAAAGAGTGGAGTTACCCATCACCAAAGGGTAAATGAGAAAAGGAGGTTAAAATGAGAGCACCAAGAAGACCGTCCCCAAGGCAGTCAGTACCAAGAATGCCAGCACCAAGGCCATCAAGACCAGCGCCAAGGCCATCAAGACCAGTATCAAGTCCAATATCAAGTTCACCAAGAAGGCCACAAAAAATAGGTGGGGCAGCAGGAGTAAACCCAGCACTAAAGAGAGGATGGGGAAGAAGGCGACCTCCTTCGGGCGGGAGACAGAGAGCAATATAGGGCTGATACCGTGAGTGTGGATAAGATGAGTGGCAAAAGCAAAGGTATCAGAAAAAGACCTTGATACTCTTAAACTTGTTATAGAGAGATTTAACAGGTCAGAGAGTTATTGTAAGACATGGCATGATAATGCAGAAACCTGGTATAAAAGATACAGGTTTTTCAGGGATAAGGCAGAATACCCCTACAAGCATAATGTGAAGGACAGGCTTACTTTCACGATGGTAGAGGTATTGACTGCAAAGATAATGCAGCAACTCTTTGCTGTTCAGCCGATAATAGCTATTGTTCCAACAGAAGAAGCAGATTTAAGAATAGCAAAACAATTACAACAGGTGATAGGTGTTCTTCTCCAAAATCCAGATAGAGAATTTTTCATTGAGTTCACTGACTTTGTCAAACAGAACCTTGTCTACGGGACATCCTATCTCTCAGTTACTCCAAGGTTTAATACCACTAATTGGCAATTCGATGGACTCAACTTCGATTGCGAAGATTACCAAGATATATTCCCTGACCCAGCAGCCAAAAGACTTACAAGAGCCAAATTTGCCATTAAACGTAGCATCCATTATTGGGATGATCTTAAAGAACTTGAAAAAGAAGGAGTCTATAGAAACGTAGATTTAATCAAAGGAGATACTGTCCCCGATTACGAGCACAAGGTAAAAGAAAGGCTTGCGAATATTGGGAAGTTGACCGGTGTTGATCTGATTGACCCAGAGACAGGGGAAGTTGAGATACTTGATTATTTTGAAGAAGGAAGAATTGTAACAGTTGGGGCAAGGAAAGTTGTTTTAAGGGATACCAAAAAAGAAAGGGACAAAAAGGCTGCCCTTGATTATATGGAGACCCCAACAAAAAAGGTATC